CTTGATAATTACTATGTTGGCGCTTTGTTGTATAATGACAAAGGTAAATATTATGTGAAAACACAAGATACAAAAATATCTGGGTATTCAGTTTTTTCTATTCAATTCAATTATATGCAAAATGATTTAGGTGCATGGAAAGTCGCATTTTTTCTTTCGTCTTCTATTAAAACACAAGATGGTAATTGGTATGACGGAACATTTATACCAATTGACATGAAACAACCAACTCTAACTATATTAGAACCGCAGAGTTTATTCAGAATATCTGTGTTAGGCTATTGGGAAGATAGTACTTACAAGAAAGTACAATATGTAATTGAGTTTATTAATAATAATACACATATAGTAACCGCACAAAACGTGAAGCTATTCTTCATACGAATAGGAGCGGGTGATCCTCAGGATGGTGAAATAATAACTACAATAAATATCGGGAATGTTGAAGTTCCTATGCAAAGCACAAAATATATAGAAGGTACTATATCGTATGAAGGATATACGACGATGGATATTAGATACTTTTTAGGAGTTAATGCAACAGGTATAGATACAACATACGAGCAAATACAAGAACCAATGGAATAATATAATTATAATACATCAATAAAATGTTTTCGAGAGACGTAACTCATTTTCATTGTAAAATATATAAGCTTTTTCAAAACAATTGTAAATCGAATATATAAAACATCCATCACGAATGATATATTTATAATCAGTTATTATCCCGACAGTATTATCAGTCGCTACATTACACACTTTATCGCCGATGTTGAACTTATTTTTATTCATAATTATATCAATTAGTAATTATATTGTACAAAGATATGAATAAATGTTTTGTAATATAGATTTTATTACGTATCTTTGTAATGCGGATAGGTGAACGGTTAGCATACGTAGCGATCATACGTTACAAGGCGTTGGTTCGACTCCAACATCCGCAACCATAATATAATGTACTTGATCCAATTGGTAATTGTAATAAAGAAGCGGTAGATTGGTTTATATCTTACCGCTCCTTGTTTTTTATGGAATAAGTGGTGGTGCGTCCATCACAACCAAAGCATACTTAGTTGATAATTGATCTGATTTTATACCGACATAATACCAACCTGTCGAATCATAAGAGCCTGTATATGTGAAGTTACCTAGTTTCATTTGAGAGCTGTTGGCGTCAATCACGACAGTACCTATCAAACTTGTTGATAATACAGTACCGGTTGACGGATCTAAATTACTTTGCGTATTATATATGAAACTTGCAACTACATTTGTAATTGTTGACGTTTGGAAATTACTATTCGTGAAAATAGCTCTGTAATTAACCTGAGTATATTTCACTCCCCACCATGCATCTAATGTTATCTCAGCAAGCTGCGGAGTATCTTTTATTGTTAGATTAGAATGATCTGAATCTATCGCAATAAGGTTACCAGTTTGAAACGCTCCAAGCTGTGTTTTAGGATATTGAGATAAAAAATAAGCACACGCCCAGTTAGATCCTATATATCCACGCATATTTGTAAACCTTACACTGTAATTATCAACAGTATCAGAAGTAGCGGCAAAATATGTATTATCTGACTTATTATATATAAGAACTCCGAAATAATATGTATCCAGCGCAACTCCATTATATAATATATCGTTGAATGATATATTATACGTATTACCGGCATTAACAATACCAGCAGTAATACTAAAACCATTATCAGTAGATGATAATATTACTGTTATGTCTTCTGAAACTTGTATCGCCGGAAATGCGTCCGTATAATATCCTCTAAAATCACCTATCCTATAAGGAGAAAGTTCACCGCCATAAGGGATTTTATATCCCCATGGATCTAATTTATTTTTCAGGTTATACAAAAATGATCCGGCAGTTGTAATTAATCCGGCAGTTGTATATACATTGAAACTGAGCCCACATGATCCGTCGACTGCTTTCCACCAATTAGTTATCCCGGTTGTTGAGTTAGATGGGTATATTACAGGCTTGTGCTTGCTCCATTTATTAATGTTAGTGGAAGAACACAAGCTACCAACAGAAAAAGATGTTTCCGAAAGAGTATCCTTAACTAAAGTAACAGATATATTATTGTCCGGTAGTGTAGCCATCTCTTAATAATTTTAATTCCTTTTTTAATTTATCATTCTCTCTTTTCAACTCTTTTATCCCTTGCATTATAATAGGGATAAATCTTTCATAACTAACAGTCTTGTATCCGTTTATTTTACCGACAAAACCGGGTAATATCTTCTCCACATCCTGTGCGGAAGCTCCATAATGCTTATAATCATTATTAAAACAACTATTTATAGATAACGCCTTTTTATTCCAGTCAAATGAGAAGTAATTCAATTTTTCGATTATATCAATAGCGTTGAACTCTTTTATGTTCTTTTTCAGCCTTATATCACTACTGCTTGTAGACCATGCTGTTACCTCTCCGTACGAAACTATATTACCACCTGCGTATATTGCTCTTAAACAATTTATCCCGCCAATTGTAGAGATAGCAGCATTCCCAGCATCTGTATTTGTAGGGCTTAATGTGTTTGATACGTAGAATCTTTTATCATTATACACTCTAACGTATGTTGTGTCTGTCATGTGTATTCCGCCGCCATAAGTCTGATTATACCATCCTGTATTACCAACTGTGCGAACCCAATCATTACATATAAAACTTGCTGTTGATAGCGCATAGCTTGTATTTGTATATTGTACATTAGCACCACCGTTCAAACTAACTCTACCAGTGAAAGTTGATGTACCTGATATATTTATATTAACAAAATAACCGTAGTTCCATCTGTAAGAATCAGAACCTATTGTGTACGCCGCTGTCGTTGTTGGCAACCAATTCCCTTGAACAACAAACTGATTTGAACTATTATTCATTATAGAACCGGTTACAGATGTTGCGTTATATCTGTAAAAATATATACATGGGTTAGTTGCCGATTCTATATAATAATTACCATCTGAAAGTATATGCCCTGATTTTCCGTCTGTTGTAGATGTTTTCCCATGCGTATATATTCCTGATCCTGTATTTAATTGACCTGAAAGAAAAGAAGTTCCGTTTACATAAAATGTATAAACACTTGTCAATGAAGATAATGACCCAACTTGAAATTTATTAGCTACTCTTATTTGACCTGAATAGTCAATTAATTGATTAGTTGTTGAAGTTGATGAGCTCCCATAAAAATGTATCCCAACACTTCCAGTAGCACATAGCCATAAATTACCGCCGCCAACTACATTACCGGTAACACCATCTCCGGAAGATGTTTTGTTATCTGTGAAAATATAATCACGAGCATATATTGTTCCTGTAAAATTTCCTTTCCCAGATACATTAAGTTTATACGCACTATTTTCAGAACCTATTCCAAGATTACCTAGGACCCATACGTTTGAAGAGAAAGACGCCAAGCTTGAAAAGTTAGACGTCCCTGTTACTTGTAATTGATATGATGTTTGAGTAGCACCGCCGACATGAAGCGATCCAGTCACGCCTAATCTACCTGATGCGTATTCTCTTATATATGATGTTGTTGACGTAGAACCACCGAAATGGAATGCGATACGTGGATTAGTTGTATGTGCGAGTGATACAACGCCGTCATTTATATAAACCCCATCTTTACCATCGTTATACGCTGTTTTCCCGTAGGAATATAACGCAGACTTCCCATACACATTCCCTGTTAATGTACTTACTCCTGAGACTGATAATGTAGTTCCGTTAACATTAACTCCGTTAATATGCAGAAATGGCCAAGTTGTAGTGCCTAAATAACTACTCCCACCGCTTGCGTATGGAATAAGACCGGATGACGTAGTTCTGAAATAGTTAGTTGTAGTCCCATCTGTATGCGCAAGACCGGGATAACCGTTGGCAGTTACGCTCCTTACAAAATTCCCCGATATTCCGCTACCTGATTCTAAAAGTACTATCCTTTTATATAGTTCATTTGTAGTATAAGCATTGAAAGTATCTGTTAATGTAGCGTTTGAAAAAACACCGCCTAAATCTGAATAAGAATATACTTTTTGTATTAGCCCGCTCCCACCTGTTCCACCGCCACCGCCATTATCAACCCAAGCGGTTATTTCTTTCTGTGATAATATATTACCTTTTACAACTAAATCTCCATCTATAACTACTTTGTGCGTCGTGTGTAAGTACTGTATATTTTGTATATTAGGCACAGCAACCCACAGCGAGCCCATGCTGACAATCGCTTGTATTGCCTGTTGTGTAGCAATATTAATAGCATTATTTATATTTGATGATAATGTTTTAAAATCAATAAAATTATTTACATTTTCAACTATCGTATTAACTTCACTCCTAAGCTCCTGATTCGAAGAAGATATTTTTTTCTCACCTATTGTTATTGATTGTTGTATCTCATAGTCTAACTGCTTCTCAACGGTTAAAACACGAGTATATAACTCTGTTATGTCGTCCCTGTATCTTACATAATTACCTACGTTTAAATTTATGTTATTATTATTGAAAAATACAGGATCAGAATCAAACCTATATTCATTCATATTTAGTTTTCGCCTCTCTATTTCAGCAATAGCCGCCTCTTCTAATTTTTTTCTTGCAGCAACTACATAATCATCCGGCATCACTAAGTTAAATAATATAACATTATCACCCGATCCAAGATTCATTACAGCTAATCCGGGCACTGTCATTCCAGTTGATATATCTGGCGTTATGTAGAACTTCGTGCGACCTTCATGTTCTTCCGGTACATCGTTTTTAAGATTAAATTGTAATTCAAATTCCCACCCAAAAAGAGCTCCGGATGTGAAACTAACAGAAAGTGTCTTTCCGGGAATAATAAGACTCCTATCAAATGTAGTTACTTCATTCAGTGTGAACCACCATTGTATTACACCTTCTAGCCCTAAATTTTCATCTTCACCGACTATTTTAGTCCCAGCATCCTTAATCGTATAAGGAGATGACGGATAAATGTCGTCGAAATATAGTACGGTTGAGAATATTTCATTCTGACTTAAATTAGATCGTATATCTATATAACTGCCCGGATATGTCGTATCTGGTAACCTTAATCGTCTGTTTAATAACGTTGTAACTGTATTTGACGAAGAGTCGTCCTGTAATATATTGCGTGTTGATCCGAAAATATAAAACCTCGTAAAATAACCATCATTTGGTTTTGTTATTGTAGCAGGACTGATATTTTCACCAACTCGTAAAGCTACCATATCGCTATGTTTGCATTTCGATAAATGGATAATTGCCCCTTCCACCCACCATTCTGTATCCCATGCGTTCGCTAATTGAGTTAATGCGTCAAATATACTTACTTCACGGAAAGAAAAACTATTTGTACCAACTAACGAAGAATCGTATGAAAATGTATATTGTATCCCGGTTGACCATAATAAGTTATTAACTATAATAACACCGATATTGTAGATATAATCAGTTGTATTGAAGTCTGTTTCTCTTACACCATCCTGTTCATAGAATAGTACCATTTTCTTCCACATTTGGCGTGGAGAATGAAACGTTAGCTCGTAATATATTTCGCTTTCGTCTTTTCTTTCAGGAGTATATGGCTCTATTAATGTGTATTTTTCGCCTTTATATTCAACATACGCACCTGCTGGGAATGAGATATACCTACTTATCGAAGTACTGAAATTCAATCGAACATACTCATTATTCATTAAAGAATGATGATAAATGCTGTTCTCATTTATATCAGCATCCAGTATTGTTGTATTATCTACATTCTTTATTATCATAATTACGTCCTTAAGTTAGGGTTAGGTTCGTTGAATTTAACAGATATTCTGCATGATTTTCTATCAAATGATCTTGCGTATGTCTGTGATTTTAAATATGTTAACCTATATACTCCATTTAAAATTGGAACTTCTATTGTTACTTTCCCGGTAAAAAGTATATTGCTGAACGATTTTATATTACTTAGTAAATCAGCAGTACTCCACCCTATTATCACAAATGATAATGTAACGTCTCTTTCGTCTTTTCTGATATAGTCATATAAAACCTCTTTCCCATGGTTCATACGTGATTTATTCTCGATAAACTCTTTCAAAGGCGGCGGCGCTGATATATCGGAAAGGAAATTATCTCCCATCCTAACTCCTATTGTGGAAACATCTATGCCGTTCATAAGTAAGTCAGCCATATCATCCAGTTTTTGTAAAAATAACTATAATAATCGTATCAGTAATATTATGCCTACATTAATTACTAAACTAATTACCATCTCTCAGATCCAAGCCGCCTCATTGTTGCTATATCATCTTTCATCTCTTTTATATGCTTCACTGTTTCTGACGTATTGTCGCTTATCATTTGAAGCTCTATATATGAGTTTACTAATATGCTTCGTGTTTCGTCAGCTATTTCTAATTGAGCTATATTATTGCCTGAAATATCTATTAATTTTGAATCAATAGTCTTTATTATGTCAGTTTGCGCAATATTTTGCAACTTTATCTCCTCCCCAGACTGTTGTAATGCAGTGAATCTACCTTCGAGAACCGATGCTGTTTCTTCCGACATTGTTGTATATCCACCGGTAGCAGATGTTAGCGTTTGAGTAGTTGTAGTTGTCGGTGTTAACCCTGCCGATTCTTTGATTAACTCCCATTCCGAAAGTAGTTCATTGTATGCTGATTGCTGAGCTAACGCATTCTGTCCCAAGTTACTTAATACCTCTGAAAACTGTTTGAACCTTTGTGTATCTGTAATTGAAGGGTCTTTCATTATATTCAAGAAGTCTTCCGAAGCCTGATCAAATAGTGGGGCTAACGTAACAGCATATATCATGTCTTGCGCCAACTTATCCAGCATTTCCGATACTGAGTCTACAAAAGCAGCCGCCGCATCTGTACCATTATGGAAAGCATCAACTAACGCATCCGACATATTAGAACCAAGTTCGCCAAATATACTCGTTAAATAGTTCTTCGTCGAATCAACAGCATCCTGATATATTTCCCAAGAGTTAGCCATATCCTGCAAATAGCTTTGATTTGCGGCACTAAGTTTCTTGAATGTATCTGTACCTATGAAGCTTTGTAACGCCTCTTTGTTTATAGAACCGTCAGAGTTAAATAACTCAGGTACTGCCTGTTGTAATGATTCATATTTTGCGCTTCTAAACCATGTAGAATGCCGTATTTGAACCTGCATTTTAGCAATTGATTCAGCCGCTGTACTATATTCTTTGCTTATACCTTTTAATAGCGAAGAAACATTATCACGGTTTTTAATACTGTTTAAAGTATCGTTATAATCCTTAAGAGCTTGACTCGCAGCTTTTATATTATTCTTCGCATTACGCCAAAGGTCATCGCCGAAAATTGAACTACCAGTAAATGAGTCTATCTCGGAGTTAAGCTTCACCAACTTTAACTCTTTATTCAACGCAGTAACCTCTTTCCTGAACTCAGCCATATAGTCTGTTCTTTTGAAAAGATTGAATAAAGTAGTTACTACTTTCAAAGCAGCGGAAACGATCGCTAAAATAACGCTTGCTCTTTCGACTTGCTGTATAGCTTCAGAACCTGCCTGAGCAACCTTTTCAGTACTTTCTATCGATATTGTAGTTAGCTGTGCAATACCATCTATCATACTTAATGTTGAAGTAGTTAATCCTGATGCTGCTTTTATTATTTCCCCAAACGTTCCACCTATTGAATCTCCAATGTCATCAAATTGCTTTTGCGTTTTTTGTAAAACTGATTGCAACTTAGCCCATCGTTTATATGAGTCTTCCGCAGGTACTTTTTTCTCCTCTATTTGTAGTTGTTGAATCTGATTTTTAATCGCTATTATCTGACCACGGGCAGCGGATAAATCGGTTGCAGGAACTATATTACCGACTGTTTCCATTTTGGAAAGTTCAACTTCCGCCTCTTTGAGCATTTCTTTGAGCTTATCTAATGCTATATTAGAGATACTATTAGCCCATACTTGGAATGATTCTTCCCTTTGTGCGAACTCCATATCGACCGCTTCCAAAGCTTTCGTTTGCGAATAATCAAGCTCATCGTATTGCGCTTGACCTGCTCCAGCATCCTCTAATTTCTTTCTCTCATTTTTGAATGATTCAAGTATATTAAGCCTTTTTTTCGTGTACCCGGCATATTTGTTTATAATATCTTCATTTGCTTTAGTTTCAGCTTCCGCTATTTCATTTAGTGAGTTATTATATACTGCGACAGCCATATTACGAGCGGATTTCAATACTGTTATCTGATCATCTGATAAGTTACCGTATTCTTTCTGCCATTTTTTCTCTAGTTCGCCTATCTCATCGATACGTTTTTCATAGCTGAATACAGCTTCTTTTCTCGCTTTTTCAGCACTATCCTTTATTAACCCTATATCCTGTCTTTCCGTGTCTTCCCTTAATTTTTTAAGTTCTTCTAATGCGTTATTTTCTTTTTTAGCAACTGATTTTATTTTATTTGCATTATTATCACCTATTACTGTTGTACTGTCTTTTATATTTATTGCTTTTTCTAACTCTTCGCTTGTTTTTTCTATCGCAGCAATTGTCTTCATCCTATCTTTTACAGCGTTTTCCTCAGCCTTAATAGCTTTTTTCACACTTGTAACATCAACTGCGCCAACAATTAATGTAGCAGCCGCACCCTCAGGAGTTAATGATCTGTCTCCAAGGTCTTTGTTCCTTTTATCTCTTGCAGCGTCTAATTTTCTTTGCTCTTCGAGTAATTTTTCCTGTGATTTTATATTTTCTTGTTCTAAGTCAAACTTTTGCACAGCTAATTCACCTACTTTGTCGCTTAGAGCCCTTGCTTTTGCGGTAGCTATAATTTGATCCTTCAAACTCTCATAAGCTCCGGCAGCTTTCCCAGCAAGTATCTCCTCTTGCGATAGATTCCCAAAATATGACGGGTATTTTTTTTGCAGTTCTTTCACAGCTGATAGCCTCTCTTCGTATGACTTATTCATGTCCTGAGAAGCTCGGTACAGAACTCCAATAGAAGATACCTCTTTTGTAGATGCATCTGATGTAGCTTTTGCAACGTCTTCTAATGCTGTTTTGGATATCTCATTCAACCTATTTATTTCTTCCTGCTCTCTTTTCCATTTTTTGAAAGCACTAACAAGTAAAGTAATACCACCTATCAGAACACCGATACCACCTACCATTAATGCCTTGCTCAACCCGGCAGATATACCAAGGGTTACATTCAACGCTTTTTGTATAGCATTCCAACCTTGCGTTACTTTTGTCGTGGTCGCAATCCTGAATGCGCTTTGAGAATGTAACATAGACGATACAGATTGCAATCCCATCGTTATACTCATCGCTGCCTGCAAATTCTTTTGCACCTTAGCCATTTTCTCATTGTCATTGACGAATAGTGAGGCTACTCCCTGAAATGCCGTAAAAGCGCCCGATAAGCCCTGTATTCCTGATATTATACCTGCTATATATTGATTCCCGGCAGTAGTTAATAACCTTTGCTGTTTGCTTACATCATTATACGCTGTGCCAAGCCTCGCCAACTCATTTTGTAGATTATGAAATTCCTCAGTATTTTCTTTCCCAGCAAGCGTCATTCTCGACATCTCTTCTCGGATAGCATTCATTTGCGATCTTACTGTTGTTGACGAGTTGCCTAGATTTTTTTGTTCTACGGTTAACTTTATTATTGCGTCTTTATATGTCTTAATTAATTGTTCTTGCTCTGCAAAATCCTTTTTTGAAATATTTAAATTAACAAGATTATCTCTACCTTCTTGCGTAACAATACCTTTTGTATCTATTTCTTTTTGTAATGATCTTATGTTCTTTCTAAGTGTTTCAAGGTATTTCTCCTGCTCACTTACAAATACTTTTAATACTTGTATAGATTTATCGATAGGCAAAGTCGTTTCCCCTATTAACTTACCCATATTACTCATCTCGCTAATTATTCCCTTCAACGGACTAACAGTTTCACTGTATTGCATTTTGAGTGATTGTAATGCTTTTTCCTGTTCTTTGAACAAAGTAGGTTCCAAATTAGCGTCTAACTTAGATAAGCTATCGGATAACTCATCAATTCTTACATGCAACTCCATTAAGCTATCTAGATGGCTCTTTAAGTCTGTTATTTTATCTAATTCTAACTTTACTTCTCCTATCTTTTTAGCACTATCTTTAGTATCTACAGTCAAGTTAATAGGCGGAATCCCTGAAACAGTCTCACCTGTGCTCTTTATTTTTTCAACAAATAAATCCAATAATTTTGATTGCTCATTTATTTGCTCCCTTAATTTATCGCTCCCTGTTCCAAGATTAATTATACCATATTCTTCAAGTCTGCCGGATGATGATTTAATAGATGCGTATATTCCCTGCATCTCTTGGAAGTATTTATGATATTCACTTATGTATGATCGTAACTCTTCTACTGATGTATTTAAATTAACTCCTGTTATATCGCTTGCCGGCTTAGCTTTCGCTATTGATATAGATAGCTCATCATATCTCTTTATTAAGTCATTTATAGCGTTTTCAGTTTCTTTTATTTCAGAAGAATCAGGTGAATATCCCTCATATTCCATCCTGTCACTTACTGCTATTAATGATACTAACGCATCTTCTATTTTATTTATTTCGTCGACACCGCTTTTTACATTTATTGATACATCAACATTGTTTATTTCAGATATTACATTTTTATAATTTAAAATAGATTCCGCCTGATCTTCAAATGCGGATGTTATCCCGTCTACTTCCGACTTAACGCCACTTATCCCTGACGTGTCAACAGGAGAACTCATCTCATTGTCGAGACTTTTTTTATTCTCTATTAGTTCCTCGTAATTCTTTTTTTGTTCAGCTACTAAAGTATCAAGTATTTCGATAATCTTTTCAATCGGCAACGTAGTGACATTCATTGAATTAGCCACTTTACCCATCTCATTTGCTATGTTAGCGAATGAACTTTTTGATTCATTGTACTTCTTAAGTAACTCACTTAACGCCTCTTCGTGTTTTTTAAACGATTGTGGTTCAGCCTGAGAGTCTATTTTCTTCATCTCATCTCTCAACGCTTTTATCTTAGATAACAACTCTTCTAAGCTGTCTAACTTCGCTTTTACATCAAATACAAGTTCCGCCATAATATTATCTTTTATGTAGTTCGTTTATCATTCTTTCAACTAATAAGAAGCCGGATGATGCCACATTGAATCCTTTTCTTTCAACATAAGACGCATAATGCATCCCGTCTCCAACTATTAGTTGAACTCCTTTAGGAATCAAAGTTACTTTATCAAAAGCATCAGCCGTAGTTCTGACACCTAAATTTTCAAACACATTTATACCATCAATATAAACTCGGTAAGAATTAGCTTGCCTCAGATATCCTGATCTATCTGTATAATTGGCAGCTTTGCTCCTTGCCTCAGCGATATACGCTTCTCCTATTTTTGCATATTCTTTCGCTAAAGCAAGTTTCTGATTCTTTACCTCATCCTCTATTTCTTTGGTAAATTCATCAATTCCATCTATTTTTATACTAAACATTAATACCTCTCTTTCTTTTGAGCATCTCTTTCCCACTTATTGTAGTTGTCTTATCCTTTTTCGTTCTGCTCCTTATCTTATCGTTCTGCATTATCAATAATAATGAGTATTGAGAATTAAGTACTTCACTGTATGTCATATTCAAGCTTTCCATAAAAGAAGCGATTTGCCCAATTAGTGTGTTCCCACCGACGAATCCCGAGCCATCATCGTCGTTATGTTCTTTGCTAATTGGGCACATAGAAAAAAATCGCGAGCGCTAAATAGTACGATTATCTCCTCAAAAGCATGCCTTACCTCTGATATATCTGACTTACTAAGAATCTTTTTGAACCTCTTTTTCTTTGATTTTACGAAGTATTTCTCATCAGCGTATACAGCTATCGCCAAAGCCTCATAAAGTGCCTCAGAATCGTTCTCTATCATGTCAAATAAGCTCTTAACAGTGTCGCCCTTATCTACTTTTATTCTCGATAACGGTTTTATCATTTTTGTTAATGTATATACTGTTGGAGAACTCACTCTATACCATTCACCTGATATATTTATATTCACAAAATCACCAACTATCGTCCTATTTACTAATCCTGCTAATTTATTCATATTATACATTAGTTAAAAGGGTGGGATAATGAATAATAATCACTCCCACCCTTTGATATTAATCATTATTAATATCGCCTATCCATAATTAATTACTTCACACACCATTATATTACTTCCGAAGAGTCGAACCAAGCCTCTGACGGGAGACCGGTAACGCCTGTATCCATAGGAACAGCTGTAAGCAGAAGACCTATCAGCTTGTCCTCAACCATTCCACCTCGTGCGGTGATTGATGCCCTTGGGAATACGATATAGGTATCGTCTTTCGTCCTTGCGATAATACATTTATAAATAAGTGTAGCTATATCCGGACGCTTCCATGAAGTAGCGGTAGCTGTTCCGCCTTGTAAGTCAGCCTTTGTCTGATACTCATACTGACCAACAGAAAATGATACGCTCGTTGTACCGGGAGTATAATCACGATAATATACCTTCGCATTCAACTGATTGACGTAGTCAGTAGTCGAACCCTCAGCCTCTTCATATACCCAAGTTGTATCATGAACGTTTGTTATCTTTTTTGTGGTAGTTTTCAGCAAAATAGCCGCAACCTCAGATCCGGTCAACGCACCGGATGTTACCTCATCCGCATAGAATAACTCTTTTATAGAAACTATTGTCTTTGCCATAGTCTTTTATTTTATTTGTTTATAATCTTGTATTTACGACTTCAAACTTTAATTGACAATTAATACAGTTACTGAAAGTCTCCGTATCATCCTCGATTGTAAGTTCATTTAGTTTGTATAAATATACTTCGTTTGATGATGTTCCGTAAATGCTTGACCTGAATGCGTTTATACATTCATTTTCAAGTACATTTATCCTTATTGCATTCATAACGTGATAATTAGTATTATTTTTAGTATTCTTAATTATCTTTGGAACGTATATACATACACGAGGATAAGCTCGCTCAAACTGCCCATTATCAGCACCGCCGGGAATAACTATAACTATCCTTTCAATTACATTATTATTAAGTATAGGATCGTGTACATCTTTAGTAATATTCACTATACTACTAAATACATTATTCGCTCTTAAATCGCTAATTAATATATTCTTAATGTCATCTAACACTATCATATATAAATAGTTGTATAGTTATTTTCTCCGGCAAACCGCATTCCGCTTGTATGTTTTATGTCTGCAATAATACCATCAGCGATTTCAGTACCGTCCAACTCCGTTATTAGCACCTCTTCCAATAAGTTGATGTCCATTCTCTTCGGCAAATTAATGTACGAAGATACATATATCCCAACCCCGGCATACCCATTTTTTTCATTAGTTGATAAATGATGCAAGAAACAGTCACATAAATATACTTTTTCAGGCTCAGATTCATCAGGAATGACATTCCCATGGGAGTCAAGCTGTGAAACCTGCCTTACTATACGATATAATTTATGTGGCATGTAATACATAATTACCAATGATCAGATATGTCCGTAATTGTAGATATTGTATTCAACTCATCTTCGATACCCAAATAATTACACAACCAAGCATAGTACTTAAGTAACGCATCCATATCCCATCCGATTGAAAATCCGTTCTCAGACACTGATTTAGCTCTTAAAAGTAAGTGAGGAAGTACATGTAGCGCTATTGCTTTAAGTACCGTATCCCTGTTACTTTCAGTTAGCACCTCATCAGGATCGATTAAGAACGAAATTTCCAATATATCCGCATCGGATACTTTTATTCCGAACCCTGACAACTTACTTGTTATGTATTCTTTGACTGTCATAATAGAGTTACTCTATATCGTTGTCTTCGGTTTTCTTTTTATACTGTTTTGACAACTTTTCAACAAGCCCAAGATCAATTAATCTTTTCAGCCTGTCGTCTTTCACTTCAATTTCGTCACCTACTTTATGAATATAATCGAAATTGTCAATATCCCTAAACTCATTCAATACTTTAACTTTCATACTGTACTTATTTTCAAGATTGAAGTGTAGTAGTGTCAAGAGTGTATATCCTGTCAACATTAGTTATTACCGGCAGACAACGAGCCTGAGAAGTAGTGAACTCAGCGAATGAAGGTCTTACGGTAGCATACTTAGAAACCAAAATATAACTATCAGCTGTCTGATATGTCACATCTTTTACAGGTCTGTTCATTTCCGCAAGCCTTGAATAAACAAGGTTGCCGACATTTATATCAGAAGTGAAAGTGATCATTCCTTGTTTCCAAGGTCTAACAGCCTTACGAACTCCGTTTCTTTCCGTTTTCACTACCCGATCAATCATATCGAATGTAATACCGAAAAGCGAGCTGAACACTTGATTCGCTTGCTCAATGGTTGGCGTGGCTATATTAGCCCCGACAAATCCTCTGTTGAAAGCGAAGTATTCTTTGAATTGTGCCGTCTGAATGATTTTAAGGAACGTATCCTCATCAACATACGCACGAAGTAATGTGTTCCCATCCATTCTCGCTTTGTTCTTCACTCTGCGAATGTCATCAACTATTTTTGATAAGTCAATAGCTGAAACACCGAACTTATTACCAGAAAGGAATCCATAATCCACAAGAACACCAGTACCGATGTTATCATTAGTAGCATCTCCTTCGGTAGCAAGAGCTACACCTGTTGATAATCCTTGCAAAAACATCAACTCGTTACGTTCATAAACGCCTTCTATGACACGAGGAACATCGGCAAGGATTTTAACTACAATATCCTCGATCGGATAGTTCATTGCTATCATTGCGTCTATATCGGACATCTGTTTCTCGTTGAGATTCATCTCCATTCCGATCTTAGGGATCTCCCCGGTCGCTTTCTCGATCTTATCCCTTTTCTTAATCGGAAGACTCGAATCCATTGCGACTATATCAGCCGCAACCCTCGTATATTCCCCGGTAAGAGTAGCCCAGCGACCATCAACCGAAAGCGTAGGCGTGAGTAACTCTTTGAACTTATAAGAAACAGGAACATTGATGTTCTTGTCATTCAGCCTCTCAACTGTACGTAATACAATAGAAGGGAAATACATTTTAACTATATCTGCGAAAAAACTCTTTTCCATAATTAATCTACATTAAAAGTTATGAGATGCAATGCATTCTCTACATCTGTAATAATAGAACTCATATCTATCACGCTTGCCGCAGGATTCATACTTCCACGCACCATAATAGCCGCGAAAGGCTTCTCTTTGGTTATTGTCGCTCTCAGGATTCCAATTATCCTATGACCTGCCGGCAATGTTCCATACTCTCCTGTTGCAGTAACAGGGAAAGGTTTTGTATCACCTGTGGTCTCGTCCAATATAATTGGATGACCCCCATATATAACATCAGCGAGATAACCGGAAACATCGAGAGTTCTACCGCCTCGTATCGTTTCAAAACAGTCCCTAATAACTATATTATCGTTACCGAAAACTATCGTTTCTTTTTCAGAAATTAAATTTGCTGTCGTACCCATTTTGTTTTTTGTTTTAGTTAAACACCTATTTTGTTCAAAATAGCATCAGTATCCTCGTTTGAAGGTTTTGACTCTGTGTCTATTTGCAAGCCTCTGCTTTTATCGAGTGAAGCGGTAACAATATTCTGCTTTATCTTGGATAATGTAGTTGCTATTACTTCGTCTTCGTCAGATTCTTGGAAATTAAACCCTTCGTCAATACGCCATTGAGGTATCCCTAACTCTTTCGCTTTTGATGCAATAGTATTCATTCTTTTTGATTGCGCCTCTTTTGTTTCGTATGAAACCAACTTCTCGGAAAGAGGCTTGATTGCAGCCTGAATAGCATCCTGTATTCTCTTTTCAATATCGTTAGCATTGTTATCCTCTTTTTTCTCCTCTTTTGGGAGTTTACTTTCTAACTCTGCTAATTTTGCTTTGAGAGCTTCGGCTTCTTTGCTTGCATTACTTTTATCCACACGCATTTTATCAAATGTGCTTTGGAATGCTTTTAATGCAGCCGATTGCTTTTGCGAAATAGTAGTTATATTGTCATCTGTGACAAGCCCCGTCGCAACTAATGAGTCGGCGTATGCTTGTAATAATTCGTCCGTTAAACCCAAATTTGAATGGTCTGTTTTTAACTGAGTGAATAGCTTTTTGTTCATAATTTAGTTCAATATATATTATATTCAAAAGTAGTTATTAATTATCTCATAATACGGTCTATTTCTATTCATATACTAACATTTAATTATATGTTTGCATTTTAATTAATAAATGAGATATTATTATAGATATATTATTAATCATTTATAGGCTCAACGATATCGTTTATTATCTCTGTATTCACCATCACATTGTCAACTCTGTAAATAAATATTAATCCTCTTTTTGATATACGCTTCGCAAATTCTTCTATTTTGTATTTCTCTCCGTTTTGCGGATCGCATATAATAAGCGTATTATCTTTAGTTCTTTCCGCAACAATAGCGTGTGGATTCCCGCCATACTTATTTTTCATTAATACATTGAAATGATACCGACCTTGTTCCTTTGTCTCATTTTTTATGAATGAAACTATATTTTTCGGATTTTCTACATCTTTTGAAGAGGAGAATATCTTTCTTGGTTTGAAGCCTGTTGTTGGATCTATCCATGGGCGTGTAACATCATTTGATATTTTATATGGAACATTTGTTTTGCTTTCCTCGTATTTCTTAGCTGTTACATTGAAACCTCTTCTAAGCATCTCGTAAGCAACGACAGCGGCTTGGCAGTTCTCATCGTAACCTTTTTCCGGATAGTGTATATTACTTTTATTCCCATCTAATATACTTTTTATATCTTCTATATCTTCTATATCTTTTTTGTCACTATTCGTTATACCAAGCGCTCGCCTCGTTTCAGCTTCATTTTGTTTTTCAATATCTTTTGTATCAACAGTTAATTTGCTTTTATCAACTTCTTCTCCTTTTGATATTTTTTCTACCGTCTCATCGTCAGCAATAACAGGAATAGCAGTACATAAGCATTGCGGGTGAAACCCAACCCATTTATACCATTTCGGATACACATGACCATCGTGTCCCTTGCATATATCGCATATTGTTTCTATTCTTGTTGAGTTCTGTATTTTGTAGCCTATTACAAAAGGCATAGCCTGCCATCGCTCATAATCGCTTTCCCTGTATGCTCTTGTCACCTCTGTCCTCGCAAGTCTGTATGCGTTCTTAAATGCGGATCTATATACACCTTTTCCCGGCTTATGTTTCAAGTCTTTCGCAGATACTTTCAAATTACCTTGCTTGTCACGAACTCTTCTTATTCTTGCATTTGGATTGTTTAAGTACTTCTTTATATTTTTTGCTATCTCATTTGCATCTGCGCTTGAAGCTATACCTGCGTTTATTGCTTGCTGTATCTCATCTTTCAGATTTCCGCTTATATTCCACACTCTATCCGATATAGTTAACCCGTTTGTTTGTCTCTTTACAAATGTCTCATAATCAGCTATATTACGTTGTTTCATTCCTACCGGTACTTTCAATCCTTTTTCCGTGAAAGTTTCTAAAAGTAGTCTGGCGTTTTTCTCATTTGATATATCCCATGCTGTTCTCGTCTCCTCTTTTATGTACGAATTAACATTATTATTCAGTTCGGTTATTATGTATTCTACCTTTTTTTTCTCTTCAAAATATCTCTTTTCAAATTTAGAAAATAAGAATAGTTCCTCATTTGATATACTTTTGTTTGTTACTCGTTTGATTATTTCTTCGGAAGCCTTTTCATACATTATTTGCAGCTTCTTGTATATCTCTATTTGCTTTTGAAGCATTTTTTTATCATATTCATTCATGATCAACTATATTAATCGACTGGGTAGAACTCATTTTCAGCGTTTAAATTTTTTTCCGCTTGTATAGCAGCAACCTCTTCAGCTGTATTTGCAACACCAATGCGCTTAACTGCTGTTTCAAGCGACATTACACCGTCTACGTAGCAGTTCCTGATTGCTGTCCATGTGTTCTCTGTGTCCTGATCAAACGGTTCTGCAAACTCATGATGCACTTCCATTTTATCTATGCTATTTCTGAGCCTTATATGAGTTACTTCTCTCATTATTGAAAGAATGATATTTTTTTCCCTATCTACAAGCTCATCGTATATCTCTTTCCTGTTATCAGCCTTAATATATCCAAGGATAAGAGCTCTTTTCAATGCTTCCCCTGATAGTGATCCCATTCCTGAAAGATTTTCAAATGAAAAATCAGGAGTAAATGTGTCGTTTAATATAGTTGAGCGAATTACTTCTTTTTCACCATCTTTCATATCTGTTGCGGTTGGCGGCGATAGGTACTCAAAGACACTGTCTTTGTCATTCAATTTTACAATCCTGCCAACTTGTTCAGGATTAGGAAGTGACTTTTCGCAATCTACAGTTATCTTAGCGATAGGATCCGCGAAGTAATTATTTGTATCTGCTGTAATTGAATCTATATACTCATCCCGCTCTATCCTATGTTGTGCTCCTTTCCATTCAACATCCTGCTTGTAGTATATTACCGGTATTTTACCAAGTATATTTATCCTTTCTTCTACTTCCCACCCTGTATTTGCTCGTCTGCAAAAGTAGTTTGTTTTTGGTGTGTATATATCGAAGTGTTCTATCGTCTTGTCAATCTCTTTTAAATTATATCCGTAAGCAAATGCTATCATATTGTTATACCGGTCGAACATGGGACGGATAGAATAACCATTAGATTTTGACAAAATGATAGTTTTCACACCCGGTACACCGTCATCGTCGAATAAATGATATAATTTTGCGCATTCTGTCTCCTTCCCTGCTAACCTCTTGACAGTCCGCATATTAGAATTGAAGCGGGTGTTTGAAAGAAACTTTTTGAACTCACCGAATGCTTCTGAAACAGATTCTTCCCCTGATAGTTCAGTCCATTCTATTGGCTTACCTAATAGAAAAAAAAGAGCTACTTCATTAATATAGTTCTGCCAGTTTCTTGGAAGTTTTTCAGTTATGTACGGTTCTGATTTTTTCCTACTCTTATCCCTGCGCATCATTATCTTGTGCTTTTCAGGATCTGCCTGCCTGAGCGCTTCTTCTACTTTTTCATCTCTGTCTTGAAAAAGTGTTTTCGCTCTTGAAATATCGCCTGCTTTGATATATTCAAAAAGCTTGTCTTTTATTGTAATTATTTCTCCCATAGTATAGTTATTAGAATATTCCTAAGTCTTCTTTAGTTACTTGTTTTGTAATTGTTATTCTCCCAAGTATCTCACCCATAACATAATAGCGTGCGGCGTCGAAGCAATGATTATACGCATCTATCGGCTCATTAATGAACTTACCATCTTTATTTTGCATGTAAGTATAATTGTTCTTTTCTTTAATGAAATTGAATGAGTTCTTTGTTATGTGAATGTTGTATTCTTTCATTTTCATTATACCGGCGTTGATACTCCCCGCTCCTTTTTTTATAGGATAAATGAGTACGCCGGCATTGCTTATTTCTTTTATTAGTCGAGGGTCGGCACTTTCTGAAAGCACCTTCATTTTTAGCGGCTTAAGTACGTTAATTATATCTTTTGCAAGCATATCAGTTTCATAACATAGTTCGTCGAAGTACATGTTGTCATCTATGATTCCACATTTTACTATCGCGGTTGGATCGTTTGAGAACCCATAATCTACGCCAATTGCCTGACTCTTAGCATATTGCGGGAATTCTTCTATAATTCGAATGTCAGGGAAAATGAGACCCTCTATTATGCTTTGAATTCCAAGTCCATATACTTCCCACAGTGATTTATTTTTCCTCTGTAAGCTCTCTATTTCATTAATTATAGTTTGCGGAAGAAACGGATTGTCTTTGTATGTTGTTATAAAGTGATATGTGTATTCGTCTTTATTAACGTCGCATATCCAATGGTCATCAGAAAAAGACGGGTTATAATCAATTATAGCAAGTTCGTTTGTTCTTAACTTTAGTTGCTGATATTCTATATACTTTAGTTCGCTCGCTTCATTCACATACAGTACATCTCTTTCGCTACCTCTTAGCTTCTCTTCACTTTCAGCGGAAAAGAACTCAACGAATGAACCATTTGAGAATGTGTATATTAAGTTCGTTTTGTTATGTCTCGATTCGGTGTATAGGTTTAATTTTCCGAGTATTTCAAAGAAGTCACGCATTGCCGAACGACGTAATACAGGGAGAGAACCTCTCACAATAGATACTGATGTTTTTTGTCTTAGTTGGCAATAAATGACAAGAAAAATAAGGATGTTATATGTCTTGCTGCTCCGGCTACTTCCTTGCAGTGAGATAGTTGTATATCCATCGTTAATTGCTTTTGCTAATAGTCCGAATACTTTGGTTGTTTGCAATTTATCATGCGATATATCTTTCTTATCACTTATTATTTCGAGATCCGCTGTCATTGAATAATCCTGTTTTGTCGACTATATTTATTTGAGTTAGTATCTCTTTTCCGTTAGTTGTAACGTCTGCCTTTTGTATTGCTTTTCCGAGAATACGATCAAGCAATCTCTCAGAATTGACGAGTTGTCCTCTTTTCATGTCACCAAGAAGAGAGTTAATGATAATAATGATAATTACCGGCGTTTCTTTCTTGTTTGTTAGTTCTTTCAGAGAATCAACATCAGTTGTAAGGAGTAGTCTAACTATCTTATAGTAGTCATCATTTGACAGTTGTTCTCCGAATATTTCAAGATCTTGTACTATTTGTTTGTACATTGATTTTTTCCTGCCACATCCGGCTACCTTCTCACCTTTTTTAAATCTTTGTGGTTTTAAGTTCGCTAGGCTATTTGGATTACGTCCTACCATAATTATTGATATTTTGCTATGTCCAATTGATCATATATCGTATTGATTGTATCTCTGAAATCGCTATATATTCCATACCAGCTCACTACGTTAGTTAGTGTGTTGGATATGTTTGATGTAGAAGATCCGATTATTCGTGCTATTTCGTCCCTTATACCTCTGTCGAGGCTTTTTCCGATGTATGTTCGTGGTGAATACAGTAGAGCGAGTATAGCTATTGCGATTTGTCTTTCTGTGTATTTTTTCCCCATTGTTTTGTATATTTCCGTTACGTCGTTATATATACATTCTGCTTTCCCGATGTTATATACATCAGGCGATAGGATATATTCTCCTTTTTTTGTTACTTCTTCGTATTCTTTTTTGAAGCTTAGAATTTCGTTTATTTTCATACTTGTATATTTTGTTTAATTTACGTCTACGATTATTCTATAATATTAATTATCAGCGTTTTTCGTATATTCCGTGAAGTTATACTTCATATTTCAGCTATAAAATAGCGTTATTTACAAAGATATATATTTTTCCCGAGACTGCGTATTATTTGGTGTTTTTTTGGTGTTTTGTTTTGTTATAGGTATGTAATTGTGTGTTCGATGTATTTGTTTGTTGTTTTCTTGCCATCGTGTATTGTTATTTTGAGGTGTGTTTTGCGGCGTTTTATTTTCTTCCTTATGTTTATACGTTTTCTTTGTGTTCTTCTTGATTTAACGTGTTTCTGTGATTATTTAGGCTTTTGTGTATGTTGTTATTGTTTTGTCTGTGTATAATTATCGTTTTCCTGATATCGGGGATACGATGTTCGCTCTGTTTTTGCGGCGTGTGTGATCGTTTTCTTGTTGTCGTATAAAAAAGAGGAGAGGTGACTTACGGGATTCAGTCACCTCTTGTTTCCTGCTCTTCTTGTTTCTGCTCTTTTTTGGTTATCCACACATCTCGTGCTTTATTTTTTGAGTGGCAGACCGACAGGTACAAAGATAATACTTGTTTTTTTATCTGCAAAATGTTTTTCGTTTTTTTATATTGTTTTTATGTATATTTGTATTTCTTGTTCGACCATGTGTTGAAAGAGAAACGAATCAGTCATTTTTTATATTTGGCTGATTTTGCTTTTTATTCTTTTCCTGTTGATTTGATTCTGTGATTTTTTATTTTGTGGTTTTTATTTTGAATTTTTCTTTTGCTTTTATTTTTCGTCTACTTATTTACTAGATATTAATATAAGTACATAGGACAGGCTTTCCCGACATATATATAATTATATGTAGAGTTGAATTAAATATATAGAGAGAATGATTTTGATTTATTCTTTTGACTTTAAAAAGATATTTTGCTTTTTAAATCTATAATTTAAAACTGGGCAAGTAAATAGAAGGCCATCCCGAAAGCTATTTTTTATGCTGGCGTATATTATATATACGTCGGTTGCCTGTTTCCCTGTCAAGAAGTGCAGGCCTTTACCAGCTAATCATAAAAAACACTACTTCTTACTCCAAGTATTTTATACGTGATTGTCAGGTCACCATGATACTTGTAAGAACATGTTTATCAATATGTCAGTAATTAATTTCGTGGTATTTTACTAAATCCAAGGCCGCTATAAGTTCATAATACGCTTATTATAATTTACAGCGGATGTAAAAGTAATGAATATATTCCGAATAAGTTCTAAATGAAAGTTAATGTTTTGTTTAATATTGCAAAAATTGTCGCAATTATCTAATTTTCAGCGTATTGCTATCGGTTATTTTTTTGAGTACGCATGTAAAAAAAAGTCCCGCGCCATTCCAGACTGGCGCGGGACTCAAATTACGCCTTGAATCTATAAAAATATGAAAAGAAGGTTTTTGAAAAGATATTTGAGACATAATCCATTTCCTAAGTACCAAAACCTTACAAAAGTGGTAGTTACATCAAAACATCTTATGCATGTTGCCGACGACGCTTCGTTCAAAACAATGAATGCACATACAAATATAATGATTATTTTCTATATTTGTACTATAATCGTACAAAAAAAATTGCTATGAATGATAATTGTTTGAGATTCAGGGTTGGAAGCCGCATCCGGTTGTTTGGCGACGCAGGGTATATTATTAGAGTGATAGACGAAGATAAGCGTATAGCTCGTGTAAAATGGGACTCCGGTTATGAGACCGTAGAGCTACTCCGTGGAGTTCCTGTGTATTTTGATGGTTCCCCGGTTACGAATGAAGATTCAAGCGAATAATCAGGCATTATAATCACGGATAAATATTTAACATTCTGCATTTGCTTATAAATAAGCGAGTTATAAAAATGCGTACAAAAACATGTTATACAACATATAAATTTATTTGCACATTCTCGAAAATAATTGTATCTTTGAGTATTGATAATTAATTAATAAATAAATAAAAACAAGGAATTATGAAAGCAAATATCAAACTTCAAAGAATCGCAAATAAGTACAGAGATGTATCATTCAATGAGAATAATTATTCTATTGGAGGCGGATTAAGCGGAGGCGCATTTGAGAGCAACAGGCATAGAGATGCGAAGAGTGACTCAGGGAAGGTCACATTAGGTCGTGCTAATAAGATGTTTTCCGATGCTACCGGATTAAGTACCGCCGAAGTGAAAGAAATAATCATGAATCATTTTTCGGATCTTGAATGGCATCACGCAGGCGCTCTCCCGAAGCAGTACGGTGGCGGAATGAAAAAGACTTATTTTTTGAATAGCGCTCAGATTGTAGAACTGGCTGAAAATTTTGAAACTATTCAAGCCGAAGCGGATGCAAAAAAACAAGCTGCGAAAGATTTGGCGCAATCAAAGAAAAGTCTTGAGGATAGGCGCTTGGAATATCTGTATTACCATTCGGAAAAGGTGACAAGAGTTCCATCTCTTGAATTCAAAGAAAGATATTA